CCACTCCAACTGCCCTCCGCTTCGGTGACGTTTCTGGGTCCAACGAAACCCGCTATCCCGTTACCTACAACGAGTTGACCAGCTGGTACAGCCGCCTCGATAACCTGTTCATCAGCGTTGGAACGGCTTACGATCAGACTCAGGTCAACGAGATCACTGCCGACAAGGCAGATCTCTCACTCTCTGATAACTACGCAAGCATGACAACCCTTGCCGAGTTTGACGACAGCGGAGTGACTAGCGTTAAGGGTTCCGCCTCCTACACCCGCCATTCGATCAGCTTCGCCTGATCTTGACTTTTGATCTTGAACAAACGGGAGGGCTACAGGCCCTCCTTTTTCATGGCTTCAGCGTCGGGCAGTGCTTTAATGCTTTTCATGGTCCTGTTCTACCACATCGGCAGACTATAGCGTCTTTACTGCCCTCTTTTTCATGGCACATTTACGCAAGCTGCCGACTTACTTCGTCAAGGGCGACGAGCGTCGTGCTGCCTACTACACCATCCAAGCCCGAGAGCTTATCGCGGATGGCTTTGCGGAAGAGGGCGCAGAGCCTGGCAAAAAGATTGAAGCACATGAGCCAAAGCCGGTACCTGAGACACTGGTCGAAGTTGGTATTGATGCCTATGAGCCTGATGCGATTAAGGACGAAGGCAGCGATACCAACCTAGAAGAGATGACCAAGGCTGAGCTGCTTGAGTTCGCGATGGAGCGCGGCGTCGATCTGCCGAACAATGATCGCAAGGCTGATATTCTTGCCGAATGTCGCAAGCTTCTTTGAGCTTGTAGTTGGCGATACAATGCTCTGGGTACCCTAGCTTGCTGGGGTGCCTTTTTCTATGGAAGTGACTTATTCCGTCGGTCCTCGTTACATAGATGGGGTCAATATCGACGCTGATGTCGATGCAAGCATTTCACGAGATATGGAAGTAGGAATCCAGGAACCTGTTACTGATCTCAAAGGCAGAGGCTACGAGCCGGGTCAACAAAATTTAGACGGGAGCGAGATGTGACTGAGCGGAAATGTAAAACCTGCCAGGCGGTTACCAAATACACTAAAGGATTGGTTGTGTCTTGGGGTGTCGTTTCTTTTGGGTGCGGGATGCTGTTAATGGGGCTCGTTTTTGTGCCTAAAGGCGGTAACCTAGAACTGGATGCCTTGGAACCTTGCCAGAATACATTTTTGGTACGATGATTGCGGCTCTACTAGGCTGGGGCGGCTTTGCCTGGAAGAAAGCCGAGGACGCTATGCTTGCGGCACGAGCTGCTGCAGACCAAGTGGATCGCGTCGAGCTAAAGATGGCCGAGAAGTATCTCACTAAACAAGAATTTGAGATCACTATGGAGCGACTCTTTGGGACGCTCGCACGCTTTGAAGAAAAGCTCGATTATCACGTCCACGAACAGGATCAGAGCATCAAAAGATTAAAGAGAAAACTGCAGGACAAGGACCCTAATTTTAACTGAGAAATGCCATGGCAGCCAGATCCCGCACGGCCAAGTACTACGCAAGCAACCCGAAGGCACGGGCCAAGAAGGCGGCCTACGATACCGCCTACAACAGAAATCCCAAGCGCAAGAAGTACCGCGCAGAGCTTGCGGCGGCCCGGCGGAAGCGTGGCATCATGGGCAAGGGGGGTGGCGACTTGAGCCACACCAAGAAGGGCACGCTAGTTCGTGAAAGCGTCGCCAAGAACAGAGGCAGAAATGGCCATGATGGTAAGTCAACCAAGAAGTAATGCCTCTTCCTTTATCCACTGCGCAACAGACAAATGGCAACCAAAAAACGCAAGAGAGGTCCCAGCCTAAGCGTCGGACGCGGGGAAAAGCTCAGCGTAAAAGCGGGCGGAGGACTAACCGCAAAGGGTCGCGCTAAGTACAACCGCGCTACTGGCAGCAACCTGAAGGCTCCCGTGACGGGTAAGCCGAAGCCTGGCAGCAAAGATGCCAAGCGCCGCAAGAGCTTCTGTGCTCGCTCGCGCAGCTGGAACGGCCCCAGGGGCAAAGCAGCTCGACGTCGCTGGAAGTGCTGATGGTCACTCCTAAGCCCCCTAGTAACCACACTGCCGTCTTGAGCATGCTCGCCGTGCTCATGGTGTCGCACCTCACTTTTCTGGGCGTCAACGCAAAAGGCACACCGGACGGACCTCAGGTCTTCCAGCGTGCCTCTGAGACGTATGTAGCCATTCTGCTGGCGCTATTGACGCCGTTGGCCCCTAAGTAGAATACGGCCAACCTATCTCAACATCTCCTTGCCAGGCATCGTCTGTCAGTGGGATCGCTTTTGCGTATTCACTGAAGACGACGAACATCGTTTCAGTGCTTAATCCGCATTCCTTGGCGGCATTGGGGACATTACTTTTGCCCCTGAACAACAGGTCACACGCCTGCCTGGTTGTCAGTTTCGTCATACCAAGATGCTTTGATCTCTATTGTGCCGCCAAGAAGGTCTTGGGCTTTACTGCCGTCGGGTTCGTGCTCGATGACGACGGGCTTAGGCTCGTCGGCCTTCCAGTACCGCTGGATCTCTTCAGTCTGACGGTCCACGTCGCGCATGGTTTCGTCAGTCTTGTATTGCACCCAGCAGTCGTACCAGTAATCATGGATCTTTTGGAGCCACGGGTTCTGTCGGTAATACCCGTGGTCCCATAATAGCCTAATGATCTCGACTACGAGACCCTGCCAGTTCACTTCTTGTCGGCCTCCGGGCGAGGGAATGCTTGCATCAGAGCTTTGAGGATAGCGTCAACAATACCGTTTCCCTTGAGGGGCGTGAACGGTAAAACCTCTGAAACGAGGAAGAGAACAAGGCCGACCAGTGCTGCAAATTCCATAATAGTTCTAGAAGCTGCTATATATTGCCAATCGGCATCCTAGACCTGACGGGCTAGTAGTTAAAATGATCCTGAGCTCTGCCGACATTCTCCGCATCCTCGGCGGGAGCCAGATAGTCCGCCTGTCGGCAAGGCTTAAGGTTGTTGACGGCAAGCCGGCCCTAAGTGGCGCGGAAGGCCTGTTTATATTTATTGACAGGTTCCCGACGCTGGACGAATTTGAAGCGACGTGGAAGATCTGGATTGAAAGCGACGGTAGCGAGCCTGACGACCTGGTGCTCGCGGAGATCAAGAAGCTGCTGCCCAGGGTCCAGGTTCGACCTGGCCTAATGACGGAGGTCACTACGACCGACTTTCGCTCAGAGAGCACTCAGAGGGCCCCAGAGGCCCCTAAAGCCCAGGCGTCACAAGTAGACCTGACACAGTACGAAGAGCGCTTCCAGGCCCTTGTAGAGGACGTGCAGGACCAGATGCTGCTCGTTACCAGCGGCAGACCAGGTAGAGACGGTCAAGACGGCCGGGATGGCGCCGATGGACGTGATGGTCGCGACCTGCAGGCCACCGAGGCAGATCTTGAGGACCTGCAGAACGTAGAGGAAGGGATCGTCAAGGAAAAGGGGCAGGTGCTCACCTGGGACGGCAAGAAGTGGACCAACCTGTTCGTGCCCCAGGTTGTTTCTACTATTGCTGCCCAGGGTAGTAGTACTGCAGGGGCTGCAGGCGACGCCGTTAGCGCGACGGTCCAATGGAAGTACCACGTTGAGGAGCCTGGCGTCGAGCCGCATGCTGGAGACTTCCACACCGATTCTCAGGATGGAGAACTGGTCACGAAGATCCACGTCAGCAATACAACCAACAAGGGCAATGACATCAGCGTGCTGGTCGGGGACCTGCTCACCCAGGGCTACGACCGCTTGTACGTAGCGCAATCGGCCGACCTGTCGCAGGCTCACCTGTACCAGATCACTGGCTACCTGCCCACAACTGATGGAACAGAGCTGAGCGTCGCCCACGTCCAGACCGCTGGCCTTGAGCCAGACTTCGTGCCCAACGCGAACTACGAGTTTTATATCAGCAAGTCGTCGACGAGTGGTGGCGCCATCCCGGAGGCCCCTGTTGATGGGCAAGCCTACGTGCGCCAGAACAGCGGCTGGGTGCCAACAACAACGGTCCCCGTTAGTATCTCTAGCAATACCCTCGGGGAACTGAGCGACGTCAACGTGCCCGCCGCGACCGCAGGAGAGGCCCTTATTTTCAATGGTACCCAGTGGGTTGCTGGTGGCGACTTCAGCGGCGGCAGTTTCTAGGGCCTCAGGCATACTATAAAAGATCTGTCTCCTGAGCTGCGATGTCCAACGCTATTCGCATAAAGAAAAGAGCGGCCGGCGGCGCGGCAGGTGCACCAGCGGCGCTTCGTAGCTCCGAGCTAGCTTTCAACGAGCAGGATCTAACACTTTATTACGGCTATGGCGACGACGGCAGCGCCAATGCTACGTCAATCCTTGCGATTGCGGGCACGGGGGCCTACGTCTCCCTGAGTACTACACAGACGATTTCTGGCGATAAGACGTTTACAGGTTCGGTTGACCTAACAGGCGCAACCGCCACCGCTGCAACTCAGGTCCCTGGTACCAACAATACAACGATCGCCACAACGGCCTTCGTTACCAATGCCATCACCAATGCTGGTGGCTATGTCGACCCCCTGACCACCGATGGTGACATCGTCATCCGATCAAGTGGAAGCACGGTTCGGCTTGGCATTGGATCCACTGGGCAGGTCCTGACTGTTGTTGGCGGCATCCCTGCGTGGCAGGATACGGCCAATGCAGGGTCCCTCAGCATCGCAGCCGATGGCGCCTTCTCTGGTTCTGTTGACCTTGATACTCAGACGCTGTCGATCATCGGCGGAACTGGCCTGACCACGTCTGGCTCAGCGCAAACGATCACCGTCAACCTGGACGACACCACCGTCACCCCCAACTCCTACGGAGCCGCTGGTAGTGTCGCAACATTTACCGTTGACCAGCAAGGTCGCCTGACGGCAGCGGCGACTACCGCAATCTCCATTACCAGCTCACAGGTCAGCGACCTGGGTACGACCCTTGGAGACTACGTCAGCAAGACCGCTGCTGGCACCGAGTCCATGATCGGCTCCCTGACCATCGGCGGGGACCTGACCGTCAACGGCACCACAACCACCATCAACACTCAGGACGTGTTGGTCGAGGACAAGAACATTGTCCTTGGCAATGTGACTACGCCGACAGATGCCACGGCAGACGGTGGTGGTATCACGCTTCTCGGGGCTTCCAATAAGACGATTAACTGGGTTGATGCTACCGATGCCTGGACTCTTTCGGAGCATGTCAATATAGCGGCCACTAAAGAGTACCGCATGGACGGCACCACCGTCCTCGGCTACAACGGCGCTACCAGGATCCTTGATAATGTTGAGATCGACGGTGGAACTTTTTGAAAACTCTCAAACGGAATACTACAAGGACCGTACATACGGTCCTTTTTTATTGCTAGATAGCAGTCATGGCCAACGTGATTAAGCTGCGCCGTAGCGCGGTTCAAGGCAACATGCCCACAACTGCGCAGATCGCGCTGGGCGAAGTTGCTATCAACACGTTTGACGGCAAGCTGTTTATCAAAAAGGATGATGGGACCGAGTCGGTCGTAGAGCCAGGATACAATGGCGCAATAGTTTCAGATACACCCCCAGCCGCCAGGCCTGACGGTTCGACACTGGCAGAGGGCGATCAATGGTGGAAGTCCGATGCTAGCGCCCTCTATGTTTATTACGGAAGCTCCTGGATCAGCGTAGGTGGCGGCGGCATAGAGGAAGCCCCGCTTGATGACAACTACTACGTACGCTTTTCTGGCACGTGGGTCAACCTCACTGACGCCCTGACCGCCTTGGGGGTGCCAGTGGCAGAGCCCGTTGACGCGGGCAACTTTACGACTGGACTTGGTGCTGCAGTCACGAACCAGACCTACGACGCGGGCAACTTTACCGACGGCACTTCTGCGGCTACGGACGATACGGTGATCGATGGTGGGTTAACCACTTAGTAGGAAGACTATTGGGAATTAAGTCGCCACGATGCCAGTCCCCTCTCCAAGGAATAGTATCCGCATCGCTCGCGGCAACTTCGCAGACCTGAACGCAAACGCGGGCGCTTTTGGCGAGGGCGAGTTTATCTACGCAATCGACCAGGACCGATTTTATACCGCTTCCAGTGGTGTTCTAGTAGCTGTTGGTGCTGGCGTAGTTGCGGCTGAAGGGATCGATACACTGATTGACGTGGATACGTCTACGATTCCACCTGGGGTTGGGCAGGTTTTGAAGTGGGACGGGACCAAGTGGGCACCTGCAAACGACAGCAACACTGATGCCGTCACCTCTGTTGCGGGCAAGACTGGCGATGTGACACTGGTCAAGGCTGACATCACCGACTTTGCCGATGGCGACTACGCCACAGCGGCCCAGGGTGCTACGGCTGACACTGCCGTGCAGCGTGCTGGCGACACCATGACCGGCCAGCTGATTTTGGCCGAAATCAAAGAAACCACCTACACCCTTGGTACCACGGGCAGCATTGCCTTGGATCCAGCCAACGGATCTATCCAGATGTCTGTACTGACTGGAGCACCCACCTTCACGGATTCGTTGGAGGCTGGTCAAACGATTGTACTGATGCTTGAGAACGGCGACAGCTACACCGTCACCTGGCCCACGATGACTTGGGTCACAAGTTCAGGTAATGCCGCGCCAACACTGACTGCCAAGGATGCGTTTGTGCTCTGGAAGACGGGCGTGATATTGCTGTTGCCCACGTTGGTTCTCCTTACGTCACAGCCTACCCCTGGACTTCAGGCACTGGTTTTGGTACTAAATATGCTAACCCTACTACATCTCCTGCTAATACCGGCTATAGTGTAGCGTTTAGTCCCAGTGGTAATGATATCGCTGTTGGCTCCAACGTTACCCCTTTCATCACAGTTTACCCTTGGACTTCAGGTACAGGATTTGGTACCAAATATGCTGACCCTGCAGTGAAGCCTACTGGCTTCGGCAACGGCATAGCCTTTAGCCCCAACGGTAATGATATCGCTGTTATCCACCCCAATTACCCCTATATCACAGTTTACCCTTGGACTTCAGGTACAGGATTTGGTACTAAATATGCTGACCCTGTACCAGTTGTTGCCAACTGCTACGGCATAGCCTTTAGCCCCAACGGTAATGATATTGCTGTTGCCCACTCTGGTTCTCCTTACGTCACAGCCTACCCCTGGACTTCAGGCACTGGTTTTGGTACTAAATATGCTAACCCTACTACATCTCCTGGTGGCGGCGGCAAAGGTGTAGCCTTTAGCCCCAACGGTAATGATATTGCTGTTAGCCACATTGGTTCTCCTTACGTCACAGCCTACCCCTGGACTTCAGGTACAGGATTTGGTACCAAATATGCTAACCCTGCAACACTTCCTCTTAATACCTGCTACGGCGTAGCATTTAGTCCCAGTAGTAACGATATCGCTCTTGGCACCGACCTTACCCCTTTCATCATAGCTTACCCTTGGACTTCAGGTACAGGATTTGGTACCAAATATGCTGACCCTGCAGTGAAGCCTACTGGCTTCGGCAACGGCATAGCCTTTAGCCCCAACGGTAATGATATCGCTGTTGCCCACTCCAATTCCCCTTGCGTCACAGCCTACCCTTGGACTTCAGGTACAGGATTTGGTACTAAATATTCTAACCCTGCTACACTTCCTACTAATAACGGCAATAGTGTAGCCTTCTGCCCCTAATTCCATGAACAAACAAGAAACCCTTTCTGCTGCACTGACCGGTCGCAACGAAGAGATCGAGAACTACCAGATCAACATCGACAACTACGAGCGTGCTATCGCCAAGATCAACGCTGAGTATGCCAACAACGAAAAGATGATCGAGTTCCGCGATCGCCTCAAAGGCCTATTGGCGGAACACTACACCGAACAGCTCAAAGCCATCATCATGCGTGATGTAGTGGCTGATCAACTCGCCGAGATGGAGGCACCCTGATGCTTTATGTCCTGACCAACGACCAAGGCGACCTGGTTCGTTACCCCTACACGCTGACTGACCTCAAGCTGAACAACCCGCAGATCAGCTGGCCGCAGCAGATCTCCGATGAGCTAGCTGCTCAGTACAATTGCTACCCCGTCACGCCTGCAGCGGAACCCGACTACGACCACACGCTGAACTACAGACGTGTTGCGGTCAAAGAAGGGGATGCCTGGGTGGAGCACTGGGAGTCCAACCCCGCTTCATCAGAAGAGATCACCGAGCGCACCAACAGCGCATCCGCTTCAATCCGCGCAGAGCGCACCGCCAAGCTGACCAGCAGCGACTGGACCCAGTTCCCGGATACCCCCATGGAGCGCACGGTGCGCGACGCATGGGCTGTCTACCGCCAGGCACTGCGGGACATCACCGACCAGCCGGGCTACCCCCACCAGGTCGATTGGCCGGTAGAGCCAGAAGCCGCCACAACCACCGTGGGCCCGAACTACTGGGCTTTCTACGACAGCCTGCTGGTGTCCCCGGCGTACGGCGTGATCCGAGAACGTGCCGTCGCATCGTCGATTGCAATGGCAGCCTGCGTGGAGTTCATGGTGGCCTGCGGTGATGCTAAATCAGGCCGCGCCAATCCTGCTGTGGTGCAGGTTGCCATCAACAATCTGGTGGAAGCATCGCAATTCACACAACCCGAGCGCGATCTACTGCAAGATGCCCTAGCAGTTGGCGGCCTCGATCAGATGTACACGCTGCCACCCTTGAGCGCGAACTGAGCACTCCCACTCCTGCTTGGCACTCTATTTGAGTGCCTTTTTAATGCGATGAAGATCTCTCAAGCTGGCCTTGACCTAGTTAAGAGCTTTGAAGGGCTGTACCTGGACGCCTACCCCGACCCTGGCACCGGAGGGGAGCCGATCACTATTGGTTACGGCCATACCGGCGGCATTAAGCTTGGGCAGAAGATTACCAAGGCTGATGCAGAGCAGCTGCTCGCGATGGACATGGAACGCTTTGAGGCTGCCGTTCACAAATATATCGACGTGGATCTGACCCAGAACGAATTTGACGCCCTTGTTAGCTTCACTTTTAATGTTGGCGCTGGTGCGCTTGAGGCCAGCACGCTTCGCAAGCGACTGAATGCCGGCGAGCCGAAGGCCAAGGTCTTCAAGGAGGAGCTGCCCCGTTGGAATAAAGGCGGGAACGGAGTCATGCCTGGCCTGGTCCGTCGGCGGGCTGCGGAGGTCGAGCTGGCTACCGCGCAAGCTACCACGCAAGTTACCGCGCAAGTCTCGTTCCTGGAGAAGGCCGCAACGCATTACGTCGCAGAGCCCCACCAGACGGCCGCCTACCGCTGGCTAGAGGCCTCTCTGGGCAAGGACACCCTGGAGGAGTTCA